GTTAATAACTATCGTTCGTCGCGATAAGACCGGGGCAAGGAAGCCCTCGCGTATTCGGTTCGCGCCCGACGTTCGTCGCGATAAGACCGGCCCTTATGGGCAGCGTTAGCCACGTTCGCAAGTGGCAATGGCAACCGGCATAGCCGGTTTTCACTGTCTTTGCGGAGTCTTAAACGTGGCAAGTAATACGCTGCTTACTCTTGTCGATATCACGCGCGAAGCTGCGCGCGTACTCGAAAACCAAACCCTTTTTGCGAGTGCTGTCAATCGGCAATACGAATCCCGGTTTGCCGTTGACGGCAAGAAAGCCGGTGATACGATCAACATTCGTAAACCGCCGCGCTACATCGGTCGTCGCGGTGAGCAGGTTTCTATCGAAGCCAGCACTGAACAGTTTGTACCGCTGACCCTGCAACCGCTCTTCGGTTGCGATATCCAGTTCTCGACTACCGATCTCACGTTGTCTATCGACGAGTTTTCAGACCGTTTCGTAAAGCCGCAGGTCGCAACCGTCGCCAACATGATTGATACGTACCTCGCACAGACGTATTACCAGGCGGTCTACAACCAGGCCGGAACGGCTGGAACCGATCCGAATTCGCAGGCGTCGGCGATTAGCACGATTCTGGATGCTCAGGTATTGCTTAACAACAATGCCGCGCCAGCGGACGGAAACCGGCAGTTTATCGTCGGTCCTTCGATGCAGGCCGCGTTGGTTGGCAACTTGGTCGGCTTGTTTAATCCTGGCGCGACCATTAGCCGGAACTTTAAGACCGGCGCAATGGGAGACGATATTCTCGGGTTCAATTTCGCCATGGATCAGAACGTGGCGAAGCATACCAGCGGCTCGACTATTGATCCGACTGATGCCGGATCGCTGAGCGCTGGCGTTACGGAAGGTGCGACCACGCTTGCGGTGCAGGGTTTGGCCGCAGTAGGCGGAACCTTGAAAAAGGGCGATTTGATTCGTTTCTCGGCGCGTTACGGTGTCAACCCGCAGAGTCGCCAGGTGTGGGGTAACGCGGCGCGTGACAGGTTTACGGTTGTCGTTACTGAGGACGTTACACTATCCGGTGGTGCTGGTACGGTTAAAATCTCGCCCGCTATTCGCGGCCCTGCTAGTTCGTCCGCTACCGGACAATTCCAGAACGTTGACGTTTTGCCATTGGCGAACGATGTCATCACGATTGTCTCGACCGCAGCAACCGCTGGTATCGCATCGCAAAACCTCGCATTCCACAAGGATGCCTTTGTCTTCGCCTCGGTTGATCTCGAGTTGCCCGGTGGCGAACAGGAAGCATACCGCGTGAACGAGGGCGGTATCGCGTGCCGTATGTGGAAGGGTTATAACATCAATTCGAACGCAATGATTTGCCGCTTTGATGTCCTGGCCGGTGCTGCAGCGGTATACCCTGAGCTTGCCGTTCGCGTAGTAGGAGCATAATCATGGCTGGTACACCTAACTCCCAAACCGGGCTTATCCCTCAGTATGCCGGATCGTATCAGGTCGTTGATGTTGTATGGACTCCGGTTAGTGTCGCGGCAGCGACCGCAGCCGCGCAGACTGTAACCGTCAACGGCGTGAAGGCACGGCAGGCCGCAGCCGGGTCCATGCCGGAAATCCCGGCTGATGCCGTTGTGGCTGTTATCCCTCCGTCGCTCGGCACCGCTGTTAGTGCCACGACCGCGTGGGTATCCGCAGACAATACCATTTCGGTGGTGTTCGTGAATCCCACGGCTGGCGCTCTTGTGCCTACCGCAGGCACGGCTAGCGCACCCTGGCGCTTTGTCATTATGAGCCAGGACAGCCCGCGCTATGCGTTCGACGGTTAATCGGTTCCATTCTCCCCTCTGACCTCCGGGGCGCTTCATGCGCCCCTCTTTTTAAGGCGGCGCATGAACGAAGCAAACAGTTACAGCAAGCTATTTATAATACTTGCCACCACTATTGCCTCGGTAATGGGGTCCGGTGAAATTATCGACCTTCGAGCCGCCCAGCGATCAGAGGAAATATCAAAACAGAACCACGCCATACTCGAAGAAGTAATTAAAAATCAGGGGTTGTATATTCAGAAATATGAAGAATTATTGAGCGAGATTGAAAAAATGTGCCCAGCACTTAACAGTAAACTGAACAACAGGCGGTGACGATATGTCTAACTTCGAGTCATATACTGCTCAATCCGATGTTCCGCTAGGGTATCAGCAGATCGCAACGCTAACCTCATCCACTGCGCTAACGGTTCCTGAAGGGGCTAAGCGGGCGATTATCCAGGCCGAGACACAGAACGTCAGGTGGCGCGATGACGGCACGGCACCGACCGCAAGTGTCGGTATGTTGATCGCGTCCGGTGCGTCGATCAGTTACGTGGGCGACCTTAAGACGTTTCGCGTCATTGAGGCGACCGCCAGCGCAAAGCTAAACGTCAGTTACTACGCATAAGGCGCGCACATGGCTAAAACTCCGAATATCGTTAACCGGGAAAACTACACGGACCAGCAGACCGTACCGCCGAATAACACGGCTAGCGGCTGGGGCTATTGGGAGTCCATGGCAGTTGCGCCAGCGGCTAGCGTGTACGGTGTCGGTCCGTCGTGGATTGGTGGGCGACTGTATTGGAGTGACGGACTATCGTGGAGCGATGCCGGTGGCGCTGGTAGCGCAACCACGATTGACATTTCATCGCTCGGAGCGGATACGACAGGCGCGACCGATTGCTCATCAATCGTCAACTCTGCGCTTTCGTCGCTGTATGGCGCCGGTGGCGGGGCGCTATATTTTCCTATTGGCGTATACCGCATTGATTCAGCAATTACGATTCCTGGCGACTCTGCAACTCCGCAAAAAACAGTTCCGATTGCGTTTGTCGGTGAGGGTGCTCGCTGGGTCGGTAGAAATGTTTCACCAACCGGCGGTTCTGTTTTAGACCTACGTGGGACTGATACATACGGGAAGATCAGAACGAATAGCCTTGGGTTGCTGTCTTTCACTGGGCTAACGTTTGTAGACGGGGCGTCGACTACTACCCCGTTCCTGTATACGACAAACGGCACGCTGCATGTCCGTCATTGCGCGTTTTGGGGATCAAAAACGAGCGCATGGGATCAGGATGCGATCATCCTCGGCGGCATCAATCAGGTGGAAGGCGGGCAGGACTGGACCGATGGGTTTCAGGGATACGGAACCGTTATTGATTCATGCTATTTCGGTAAGGTGCGTAAAGCCATCTACGGGAGAGCGTTCTGCAACTCTGTCCAGATCGTGAATAACACTATATGGAACTCGTGTGGCGACGCGACAGGCTCAGCAATTGAGATTGACGGCAAGCCATCCGGCAGTGGGTCCGGGCTTGCGACGGGTAACTACATCGCAGGTAATTTGATTGAACTTGTCGGATACAAATACGGAGTGAGGTTAAAAAACGCTGCACAGAACGCTCTAATTGGGAACTCATTCTGGGACCCGACGGGTGTTACAACTGCATCCGTATACATGGAAAGCACGGCTGAGGCCAATTTGTGCGTGTTCGGATTCGACCACAAAGGTTATCTCGACGAGCAGACTAATGCCACACTTGTTAATCGATGGCTTACGAATCGTCAGGGTGCATATTCCACTTTTGGTCCGTCTTCGTTCCCTGATACCAGTTATGCAACATCCATAACAAAACCGCTTTTCCCTGGATTCGACGGCAACTCGCCACTCATACAGCCCACCGGGTCTGGGCTCAGTTCTGGCGGGGCATTGTTGCGCGCGAAACGGTCTGCGGGAGAAGGGACAAACGCAGGGACGGACATAATGAAACTGATGTACTCGGGGCAGCTCAGGCTGAGCGGCAATGAATCTGGCTGGATTCGCTGTTACAACGAAGACGGAACGACCGAAAAGTGGCGTATGCACGTTGGGTCTGGATCTCCGGAGGGTGTTATAACTGCGCAGATTGGATCTGTATACTTTCGGACCAATGGCGGTGCTGCAACTACGTTTTATGTCAAGGAATCGGGAACAGGGAATACGGGTTGGGTTGCCAAGTGATGACAATCGCAGTAGAGGAATAACTAATGCCAGGAACAACTAACGCCAGTGCTAACGGACTGCTAAAGCTGATCCTCTGGAATGAGAATTTCGCGAATATCGGTGATGCGACCGGGCTACGCGGTAGCTCGTCGGCAGGTAGTATATACGTCGCGCTGTTTACGTCAGACCCGGGGGCTACCGGAACGGCGATCACGAACGAGGTTAGCACTAGCGGAACGGGTTACGCGCGCGTTGCAATCGCGCGCAATAACACGACATGGACGATTACCAACAACGTCGCAAGCCCAGCGGCAAACATCCAGTTTTCGGAACTCACGGGCGGCTCGTCAACGGCAACGTTCTGGGGAATTGTGACCTCTGCATCCGGTGCCGGTACGCTTTTGCTCAAAGGCACGTTGTCACCTTCAATCACCATTGCAGCACTAAAGACCCCGCGCATTACAACGGCATCCACGATCACCATAGCGTAAGGGATAGCGCGTGACCGTTTATTACGCATCGCCTACAGGCTCAGACGCCAATAACGGACTATCAACCGGCGCACCGAAGACGCTCAACGGCGGGTACGCTGTTTGTAACGCAGGCGATACGCTGCGCCTGCTACCAGGGACGTACCAGCAAAAGTTCACGATGAACCGATCGGGTACCAGCGGGAACCCGATTACTGTCACGTCGCACGACTCAAACGATAAGGCGGTTATATCGGGTGGCGGAACAAATGTTCTCGCTAACTCTATCGAGTCTGCTCTTATCACGATTACCGGCAGCTACAACACACTAGACGGTGTTGACGCGGGTAATTACATCCGATATGAGGCTAACGGCTGGGGTGCAGGACAGCCGACGTGGGGCGGCTATGCCGTTTACATTGAGGCAGGGGCAGGCCACAACACACTAATTCGGAATAACTTTCACGACACTGGCGGGCACGGGATTGTCTGCTGCGGGCCATATGTACTCATTGAGGACAACGACGTGCATAACGTCGGTGTCGGCCTTTACTACTACATCGGACTGTATCCGCCTAATATCCAGTCCTGGGGCTCAGGTATCGGATTGCAGACACGTTACGACCTGTCGCAAGGCGGCGCGTGGGCAACCAATAAGAACATCGGCGGAACGGTAAAAAACAACCGTGTTTATAACATATACGGCGAGGGCATTATCATCATGCGCCAATACGGCGCAAGTTCAACTATCAGCGTTCATGGTAATGAAGTGCGCAATTGTATGTCTCCGCACTTGTATGTTACGAACTCTGACCACGTTGACGTATATGACAACATTGTATCTGCACCAGACTATGCGGCTCTGTTCGGCACAGTTCGCGGGCCAGGTCGCGGGCTATGCGTAGGTAACGAGTACCCAAACAATCAAAATTCAGACGGGTGCAGATACCTAAACATTTACAATAACCTAGTTTATGGCACAGCGTGCCCGCTTACATACTTCCTGCAAACTGCAACGGGCGGATTCGCGCAGTTAGCCGATACTGTTATCGCCTATAACCATTTCCTAGACGGTAAACAGGGCGGCGGTGGTTATGGAAACGTAGCGACTACAGTCAATTTCACTGCCGGGACTCTTAGCAACGTCCAGTTTCGCAACAACGTCGTAACCCAAACAAACGGCAGTTATTCAGTCGCCGCGTGGAACACCACGACCGGCATAACATTTTCGAACAACCGATGGGGCCGAACGCCAGGCTATACGCTCGGCAGTGGTGACAGCGTTGGCGATCCGCAGATAGCACTTGCAGGACCGACTAACCCGATCACAAAAGAGTATTTCCGACCGATAAGCGGATCTGTGCTGCTCGGCGCTGGTACTCCGGTATCTGGCCTAACGCTCGACTATGAGGGAACCGCGCGAAGCGGTACAGCGCCGACAATCGGCGCTCTTGAGAATGTCTCGGGTGTTAGCGACTGGACAACCGTACCGTCTCCCTGGACTGGAACAGATGTTGGTGCGCCGTCGCCAACAGGGAGCAAGCAGTATTCACCATCTCTCGACTCTTACCGGATCATCAGTTACAACTCGGCTGATATTTGGAGTACGTCCGATCAGTTCGGATACATCTACCAGTCTGTTAGTGATGCGTTTGAGCTTGTCTACAATGTAGAGTCATATTCAGGCGGGGGCACATACGCAAAGTTTGGTAGCGTTTTGCGTACGTCATTGGCGGCAAACAGCGCAAGCGTAGGTTTCCTAATAAACCCGAATTTCGGGACTACGCAGGTTCCATGGCGTGCATCAGACGGAGCTACAACAACCGTATTGATCGAATATGCCACGCTTGATCGCTGGCACAAGGTATCCAGGTCAAGCGGTGGCGTTGTATCGTTTTCAACATCTACAGACGGTGTTAATTGGACCTTCCGCAGCACGATCAGTAATACGGTAGTCGGTACGAGTCCGCTTTATATTGGCCTTGCTGTTTGCGCGCAAAGCGTATCGCTAACGTCTACCGGCATATTCTCTGGTGTCTCGCTTCTGACATCGGAAGGCGCAGCAGGAACGATCTTAGTTGATTCGTCAATTTCCGGTTTGACTGTAGACGCGGAGATACTTGCGGCAACAGGTACAATACAGTCAGATGTGGCCCTAGTCGGTTATACCGAATCACACGACATTGAACAGGCTACAGGCAACATACAATCCGACTTTGATCTAGTAGGAACGGCATTCAACGAGGGGGATGACTTTATGACAACTGCAGGCGATATAATCAGGTCGGCATTACTATTGAATGGTGCTGTTGCATCGGACCAGATCCCAACGGTGACTGAGTATGACGACGCACTTGTTGCGCTAAATAATATGATTGAGTCTTGGAGCCTGGACGGGACTGTTGTGTTTGCGGTTACGCAATACACGACGCCAACAGTTGCGGGCGTTGACTCGGTTATATTGACAACCAGGCCGGTAAAGATACTTGCTGCTCGGATCACTGATACAGCAGGCATAGACCACGCGATAGCCGAGGTTGGATGGGATGATTACTCTATCATATCAAACAAGTCGGTAAAATCTGCATACCCAATGGTGTTTTGGTGCAACTATGCGTTTTCTGCTCCAACGGTTAAGTTTTGGCCGGTCCCGGAGTATGCGTACACAGTAACGTTTATGGTCCACTTGCCGTTTTATGAATTTTCGGCGCTAGACGCGCCCGTGTCATTCCCGCCAGGCTTTGAACGTGCGCTTAGGTATAACCTCGCTGTAGAGTTAGCGCAATACGGCGGCGCATTGCCGCCGAAAGTAGAGGACATTGCGAGGGAATCGCTCATGTTGCTAAAGATAGCTAATGCGCGTCAAACAACGCTGCAGAATGATTCGGTGTTCATCAATCGCGCAGGCCGAACGAACATCTATAGCAACATCACATGACGATCTTCAACAAATCAACTCCGCCTGTCGCTGACCCAATATGCGACAAGAACGGGCTCATCACTCCAAAGTGGCGTACTTGGTTTAGCACGCGCCAATCGTTTGATAACTCGCTACAGCATCGCTGGTACAGGCTGCTCGCTTCTGGGTTTACGACAATCGACGCAACGTCATTTTCTCGCAGTGGTTCAGAGTGGCATACACAAGTCTATCCTGCAGGGTCTCGCATAATGGTGCTTGACGGTTCAGAACTTGTGAAGGGCGTTGTTATTTCATGCACTTTTGATTCCGGCCCAAGTGATGTGACGTGGACCGTTCGCATGGATAAGGGACACGCGCTCACAAGCGTGTCAGAGGTGTATTTTGGGATTCTTACATCGTCGGTGATCGACTAATGGCGCGCGGCTCCCAGATTAATCTATTCGGTGTTGGCGTTGGGGAGGTTGGCAAATCTCTCAATGTAACCGCCTCGTCGCGCGTCAATCTGTACTATGACATACAACCAGCGCCTGGGGACAAATCTCAGATCGCAGTGTTTGGAACGCCAGGGCTTTACCCGGTGTTAACGCTTCCCATATCTAATTGGGCGCCCGAAGGGATGCTGGCGAATGACCGTGGATATATAAACGTTGTTCAGAAGAACAAATTTTTAGTTATCGGCTACACTTCTGCCCCTGCTATTTTGACGGAGAAAACACTAACAGCAGATGCTGAAACTGTTGTAATGACTTCCGGAGGCGACAATGTTGCTATTGCTGCACGCAATTACTTTTATTCGTACTCGCACGGTACAGGGACGTTCGCCAAGATTCAGTTTGATGGAACAGCGCAAGACATAACAGGAAGAAGCGTTACATTTCAAGACGGGTACTTCATACTAAACCAGATGGACGACGGGGCGAAGTTTTATATCTCAGCACTGTACGATCCAACAACATTTAGCCCGTTAGACTATGGCGTGGCTGAATTTTCCGGCGATTCATTGTCCAGGGTGCTAAGTCAAAACGGCCTTTTGTACTTGTTTGGGTTTAAGTCATACGAGGTATGGCAAAACGTCGGTGACGTTAATTTCCCATTTCAGCGCATCAACGGCGCAACACAATATCATGGGTTATATGCGTTTGAGTCTATCGCGGAAGTGGGCAACGCTGTCGTTGGTTTGTTTGTAAACAGGCAAAACGATCTTGCTTTCATGCGTGTGGCCGGTTATGAGGCAACAAACATAACCCCCCCAGACCTTGCTTATAGGCTCAATCATGCCACAGCAGCACATGGCGCGTGTGCGTTTTCGTGGTCGGTCGGCGGGCATGATTTCTACCAGGTTAGTTTTGATGACGAGACATGGTTATATGATGCCCTATCGGGATCGTGGTCAATACTCAAGTCTGGATCAGGCGACAGGCACATTGCGCAGCGAGGCGCTAGATATGGACAGTTTGCCGACGACGGCGCGCCGATCCTTCAAACAATTGTTTGCTCGTACAATGATGGAAGGCTATTTGCGTTCGATGATTCCCTGTATACCGATGACGGCGTAACAAATACGCGCGAACTGATAGGTAACCATATTTTCATGCCGGATCGCGGCACGTTCACAATGCGCTCGATAGCTATCGATATGGAGCATGGTGTAGACACTAACCCGTTGACCGTATACCTCTCGCTATCGCGTGACGGTGGGCATACGTTCGGTGAGGAATACTCGGACACAAGTACATCAGGGCAGTTCACGCGATTTTTCCAGTTCAACAGGCTCGGCAAGGGGCGCGATATCGTTCCTAAGATACGCACGGAAGACCCGTGCAAGTTTGTGCTGATCGGTGCAGTGGCTGACATAGCGCCGTATGGGTGGTGAGATGACTCTAGCCGAACTGTTAGCCAGTAAGCGAAGCGGTACAGACAACGCGCCCGCATGGGCGCTGTCTGACCTACTGTCACGCCGTAACGAGCCGCTAGACGCGAAATTTAACCCTTCTGGCGTCGGTCCTGGCGTGAGCTATGGTTCGCTCGGATCGATCCTAATGGACTTTGTGCCGGGTGGTATCGGTGACGCCAAGTCTGCAGCAGACGCACTCAAGGAAGCAGAGGCCGGGAATTACGGCATGTCGCTACTCGATGCGTTCGGCGCTCTCCCGATGGTCGGAGGTATGGGAGCGATCAAGGCATTTCACGGATCACCGCACAAGTTCGATGCCTTCGATATGTCCAAGATTGGGACAGGTGAGGGTGCGCAGGCGTATGGGCATGGGTTGTATTTTGCGGAGAATCCAAAAATTGCTGAAAGCTATGCGGAAACCTTACAAAGGCCAACAGTCGGACAATTTGAAGCAAGCGATTTCTATAAGAATGCAATAGAGGCTGATGATCCAGACATACATATAGCAATCAATGCTGCGTCAAAATATGGTGGAGACTTTAAAAAAGCCTCGCAAGCCTTATTGGATGCAGACGCATTTGAATATAAAGACGCGGCAAATATCTTAGACGGATGGGCAGAAACTAACCCTGTATTTGATCAAGGCAAACACCTATACGAAACCTCCCTCGAATGGCCCGACCCCGCACGCGAGGCATCCGACCCGCTAGGACCGCAGCATTTCCTTGATTGGGATAAGCCGCTGAGTGAGCAGCATGGCTTGTCGGATATCTTTTCTGATTCTCCGCAATCAAGCACAGCAAGCGGGCTGCATCTTGGGGGCGATTCTTACATTTTAGACAACTCAAATAGAAGCGTTAAACCATCCGGCATGACTCCTTGGGTTCTCAAGTCAGGCGATAGCCTGTTTGATCTGACGCAAAAAGATGTTGACAGAATGTTGTCAGGCCAAACAGCAGAGGCAGCATATAGCCGACTCGTTTCTGCGCTTGGAAGCCAAGACAAAGCGTCTAGTTATTTAGCAGGCAAAGGCATCCCCGGCATCCGCTATCTCGACCAAGGATCACGCGGGGCAGGTGACGGAACCTACAATTACGTCGTTTTTGACGACAAGATACCGCGCATTATGAGTCGTAATGGTGTAAGCCTTCGGGAACTGTATGGACGCTAATGTAGTGCGCGCAGAGCGCGCCGACATCGTACCGATTGACGAATGTATCTATCACCCGCGCGGTGAAGTTATCGCACCGACTGAGCGTAACTACGTGACGCGAGCAAACAGCGAAGCGGCACGAAAGGCGCGCGAGTATTCGTTTAGGCTGAGCGATGCAATCATTTCAAGCCATCAGTCCGGTGCGACGGAGTTACCTCCCGCACCATTGCGACATTTCTTCGCAGACGGAGTATATTTGCGGGAATTATTCATGCCTGCTGGTATGGTAGGGATAGCGATGATTCACAAGCATGAGCATATCGTCCATGTGTCATACGGTGATTTCTTCATCGTGGACGGTGAGACTAAACAGCGCATGACCGGGACGCATACGTTTATATCGCCACCAGGCGCTAAGCGCAACTTTATCGTCCTGGCTGATACGTTGATCTCGACCATACACAAGATGCGCGACCCGGAAGACCGCGACATAGAATCAGTGGAAAACACTTTCTTTTGCACAACTGAGGAAGCGTTTCAGGAATATCTAGCGTTGTGTACCGATAACGAAATGGTGTAGCGATGGCAGGATTATTCACAGCGGTTGGATTATCAACGGCGGCCGGCCTTGCCGGATCGCTCGCAAGCGGCGCAATGCAGTCCAGTGCGGCCAATAAAGGCGTCAAGGATGCGCGCAACGCGTCCATATGGGGCTGGAACGAAGGCAAGCCATACTATGACGCTTCGCAGTCATTTATGTCGCCATATACGCAGTTGGGTACGGATGCCATGTGGCAGTTCCAGAACTGGCTAGGGAATAAGGGCAACATCAACTCGGCAAGTAACGACTTTTGGGAACCGCCGACGATGCGGACGGCTGCGGATGCGGCGGGACTCGACTATAACACGATCATCCACCAGATCAACGCGGGCGATCTCAAGAACTTGACCGGCTACACCCCGAAAGAGGCGTTCGCACCGATTACGCGCGGTCAGTTAGGCGACTTTACCGGGCTTAACCCGAAGAAGGCGCTTAGCGGTTACAGTCCGCGTGATGTGCAGGATTTAGCAGGGCTTGACCTCAAGGGATTGTTTGGCTCAGTCGGTAGTACGGCGCTGAAAAGCCCGAAGAAGCAGACCGGCCAAGCGGCGCTTAAACCGGCGCAAAAGTCCAATTTCGACAAGCTTCACGGGCTAGCGCAGCAGGGACAGCTAAACGATACCCAACAGAAAAACTACCTCCGTTTACTCGGCAAAATGGGCTAAATCATGGCACTAACCGCAAAACAGCAGAAAAAGTTAGCCGGTCTAGCCGACAAGGTAGTTGCCGGTACTCCGCTAAGCGCGAAGGAGCAAAAGTCGTTCTCGACCCTTTCCGGTAGCACTCCGAAGTCGATCATGCCGACCGTTGACGGACCAGCGCCGACCATCAAGAATCCGCCGCCGCGTGTAGGGTCTCCGTCGCAAAGTGGCATCGCGAATATGCCTGCCCTAACGGGCAACGGTGGCACCAAGCCAAAGGTGAAGGCTAACGGCAACGTAGTTCCGGCCGGTACGGGCGGAATCAAGCCGTCGAAAGGCAACCAAGGCGGAAGCCAGGGCGCGGGCAATGTTCGCGGCAATCAAGGCCAAGCTGGGAGCGGTGGTGGCGGGTTTGGGCCGAAGAAGCAGGAATCGCTGGCCAGGCTATCCGGAATGCAGCAATCAGGCGCACCGCTGTCACCGAAGCAGCAGGCGCGGCTAACCTCGCTGCAGGGTGACGCAGCGGCAGCGGGCGGCAAGAAAGGCAATGCGGCACTTGCCGGGCCGAACAGTGTCGCCGGTCAAAACTTTGAAATGCCGAAGGCATTGACGGACCCCAATATACGTAACGTCAATTTTGACTATAAGCCGAAGCAAGTACAGTCGCAGGATGTACGGTTTAACTACACCCCGCAACAAGTCTCGTCTCAAAACGTTGACTATAACTACACGCCGGAACAGGTAGCCGCGCAAGCGCCGGGAATGGAACAGTTCAATCCCGGCAACTTGCAGGATATCGCGTCATCGCTTGGGCTTGATTTCGGCGCACTGACCAAAGGGCTATCCGCCCAGGACTACCTAGCCAACCAAGACCCGTCGTACCAGTTCCAGCAAGACGAAGCCCGTAAGGCCATCGAAGCGAGCGCAGCGGCGCGCGGTGGTGTACTCGGCGGCGGGACAATGAAGGCGTTACAGGACCGCGCCAGCCAGGTCGCGGCACTCGACTATCAGAACGCATACGCCAGGGACATGGCGAACCGTCAGATAGGACTAGGCCAAGTTCAAAACCAGTTCGGCAATGACCTGGCCGGATGGAGTGCAAACGCCGGTTATGACGTGAGCAATCGCGGCATGGATCTCAATGCGCAGATGGCGAACCAGAACGCCGGACTACAGGCCAGTCAATACGGGCTGCAGGCAGGGCTAGCCAATGCGTCGAACGCATTGCAAGCCGGAATGGCGAACCAGTCCGCAGGGCTTGATGCCGCAGGAATGAGCCTACAGGCGCGGCTAGCAAGCGCAAACAACGCATTGCAGGCCGGTATAGCCAACCAAGGCGCGGGGCTTGACGCGGCTGGAATGCGGCTTAATTCGCGTCTTGCTAACGTGAGCAACGATCTACAGGCGCGCTCTCTTGCCGGTAACAACATGCGCGCGCAGTGGGATGCGCAGATGACCAACAGAGCGCAAAACTTGAGTGCGCTCAATGATACGTTTAACCGCGATCTCGCGGCGAAGAACTTCGGACTACAGGGCATCCAGACCGCAGCCGGACTGAAGCAACAGGACTTCAACAACAATATGACCTCGCTCGGCTTTGCCGCCGACCTCCTGAGCAGTAACCGCAACTCGGCTCAGAACTCGCAAGGGTTCGGACTTGGGATGCTGCAGGGAAACCAGGCAAATCAGACGGGGCTTGCGAATTCCTGGCTCAATAACGACTGGACGAATCGCAACTGGCAAACGTCAACGCTTGGGAGTCTGCTAAATACCGGCTATGGCGCAAGCGGCACGATGAGTAACAATTCAATCAACCGTGCAGGCCAGGCGCAAAACGCAGCATCCGGCTACGGTAATGCGGCGATGAATGGCGCGCTCGCAAGCGGCGCGGCATGGGGCAACGCCATGAATGGTGTCGGTAACGCGATCAGTGGCGGGCTTGATTCGTACATGATGGCTAGTTACATGAACTCTAAATACCCCGGCATGTTTGGTGGCTGATATGGCACTATCCGACACGTTTTTCCGCATCGCCTCGCTGGAAGAAGCCGACCGGCGCAATAAGATACTTGAACAAGACCGCCTAGCCGACGAGGAAGACCGCAAGACAAAGGCGGCAATCCGGCAAGTTGCGCTCAAAAAGATGATGGCTAGCGACATGTATAAGCGCGCAAAGGCATCCGGTCTGGAAGGCCCGGAACTTGAGAATAAGCTAATGGAACTGTTACCCGCCTATCAGTCGGTCTATTCTAAGATCGGTGGCGATCTCGGCTTTACATCGCCCGGTGAAATCATCGCAGCAGGCGGAACCGACCCGGCGGAGGAAGAAGCACGCGCGGAAGAACTCAAGACACAGGCTAATCTCCGCGTGCGCAGCCAATACGGAGAAACCGCGATAGATAAGTACAAGATCGGCGCGCTCGAAGCACAGCGCGGGAACCTCCCGCAGGGCTACAGGTTCGGGCAGGGTGGTGGCGCTGAGCGCATACCGGGACTAGATACGCCGGAGCAGGATTTGCAGCGGCAGATCAGGCTAGAGCAAGCGAAGCTACAGGACAGGCTAACGGTAGAGGATAGGCAACATCAATACCGGTTGGCCGAAGAACAGGCCAAGTTGAACAACACAGCGCCTAAGCCTCTAACGTATGAGCAAGGCAAGGCGTCATCTTTCCTCTCGCGCATGAAAACGGCGACGGATGTGATTGACGAACTATCAGGAAAGGGATTCTCACCAGATCAAGGCTATGGCATAGCGGCGAAGTTTGGTGGTCTTAACGAGCTGGCAGGACGCTCACGCTATGCTTCGATGGACGAAAACGGGCAGAAATGGGCGCAAGCTGAGGATGAATGGGTTAACGCGATGTTGCGCACGGATACCGGCGCAGCATATGCGAAAATCGAACCGGAAGACATCAAGGCTATATTTTTCCCGCGCGCAGGCGATAAGGACTCGGTTATTTTGCAAAAGAAGCGTGCCAGGGATTCGATGATGGAAGGA